GTGCATCGAGATATTAACTAACTTACCTTCTGTTAAAACATAGTCACCTTCTTCGTCGAGAAGATAAGAACCATCTTCCAACAGAATTTTATAAGGCGGCGGAATATCGTCAAAGATGATAGTATCGGTGACTGATTTTTCAATTTGCGTGCCAGCAATCAAACTATCCATGAAAGTAATAGTTTGTGACACGGTTTCTTTATATGGTGCTTGTCCTACAACAGATTGACCAAATGTAATAGTATCTACGCTAGACCGAGCATAGACAGGACTACCAATGCAGTCATCAGAAAAGGTGACAGTATCGTCAAGAGAACGATTATGAACATATTGCCCTTCTCCCTCGTCTGAGAAGGTAATAGTGTCAGAACCACTATCATCGAATTGGCGGTTGAGTCTGTCCGTGAAAGTAACAGTATCCGTTAATTTCGGCAAATGACTACCATTTGCACTGTCGCTGAAAGTTACACTATTACTTAGACTTACAGGGAATGGATAAAAGGTTCCAGTACCAGAATTATACAACGTTATTGCATCACTAGGCGATAGAGAAGCATTCCAAATGGCTAATTCATCGATGAACCCGTAATCGAAATTACCGCCATGACCCGCGCCAACTTGAAAAGGTTGGCTGCCTAATGTTAACGAGCCACTGCGACTAGCGGTAGAATAGCCACCACCGCCGCCATCATTTAGCATGATGCCAATACTATTATCACTGCTACTATAGGTGACTGTCACCTTATAAGTAGTTCCAGCACTAATTGCAGGACTATCAACAGTGTAACCACCAACAGTCCAGCGTAATCTAGTGGAACCACTTGTTTCAAGATATAAGCGAAAACCTTGATTTGGGGATGAGTTAGTATATTGCTGTAATACCGTTTGAACAGATGCCACAGAAGAAAAATTCAGCCATAGATTGAATGTAAAACTTCCAGCAAAACTGAAGGCTGATCTGCTTAGATAATTTACAACACTAAAAGGACCGGCGACGGCCTTGCCCTTCTTGCCGCCAGTGTTACCTAAGATTCTAGTTAGAGTCAGACTATAAGAACCAAACTCATCCGCTCTATTGCCAGATGCCTCTTCAAGTCGCAGATAACCGATAAGATTATCAGTCAGAGCCATCAGTCACCCCTTTCAAAAGAAAAAAACCCACCGTAGCCCAATGGCTACGGTGGGCGTAGGTGACTTAGCCTGCATTGACAGTATAGGTAATCTTAAGACTATCGCCATTAATGACAGCAATGTTTGAGGGAAACAAAGCAGTAGACCAAAGCGTACCAGTAGTACCACTCTTGGTGTTACTGCTAGTCACAAAGATTCCCTTAACCGTACCAGAACCGTTGATGCTGAAAGTTGCCGGAGTGGCATTGGTAATGCTCTGACTCGAAGCGGCACCCTCAGTCCATTCCTGGCGGGTAGCTTCGGAATAAGTAGTGAACTCATTCCAACCAGCGTGACTCGACATGGTATCAGCGGCAGCCAAAGCGGTGAAACCGCTATTGTCAATAAGGCCGATATACCATGTAGCAGTCTGAGTAACTGCGTGGAAAAGAACATCAAGAGCATGATCCTTCCCAACATTCGTAATGCCGTTCGGCATACGATACCGGCCCTTGAGATTCCCCTCGGAATCGTAATGCTCGATAACAGGAAAATAGCCTTGCAATTTCAGACCCTGCTCGACGCCGGGGAAGATTAAGTTCTTTCCGGCCCGGACAAGGCGAGCAATCATATTTTGACCAAACGAAGCGTTCATTGAAAACTCCTAAAAACGAATGTTACCACGACGAGCTTCTCGCTTAATCCTATTCACAATATCACGAGCATCTACCTCAGATGCCTTTTGAACATTGGGAAGATTAATACTGATATCTCCGATGTTTGTTACTTCACCACCAGAACTTAAGTGTTGTGTCCTGGTTTGATTGATAGCTCGAATCAAAGGAGCATATGCTCTAGAGGATTTTGCATTGATAATTGATTCTCCTGCTTGTGCCCAAATAGGGATGGTATCTCCACCCCGAGGCATACCAGGAAATCCACCAAGAGCATAGTAGCTTACTGGTCCACCTAATGCCTTTCCTGCTGGTTGTTGTCCTGCTCCAGGAACTTGACCAGCCAAGAAACTATAGATTTGAGCGACTTGCCCCAATAACCTTAGTTGCTCGGTCAATTGAACATTGATGTTCGACCATTGCAATTCGATTTTAGGCAAATTAGCTTCAGCCGAAGCAGCCAGTTCAGGATGCTTAGCTTTCAATTTTTCGGCCTCGGCATTAATATTTCCTAGTTGCGTCGACTGCTGACGAAGTAAGGCATTTTGCTTATTGATTTCCTGAGTCGATGACGATAAGGCTCTAGCTTCTTCGAACAAACTATTCACTAACTCATTGACATCCTCAACGCCGGCATTAGCGGCCGTATTAGGATGCTTAAGATTTCGTGATCTAATGAACTGCGTGAGCTTTGCAAGATCTTCGATAAAATTTTCATTATCTCCAATCTTTGCAGCTTGTTCGAGACGGTCTTTGAGCCGACGAAATTCTTCAACCGTTTTTCGATTAGCCTCAATAAGCGAACTATGTTCACCGCGTCCTCGATTCTGACTAGCTACTTGATCTAGAAAAGAATCAACAGCCTCAAGATTCTTGAGAAATTCTTTTTGGCTTTTGAGACTCTCATCAGTCAATTCTTTAATACGCAGATTCGTTTCTTTGACAGACTCAGAGAATTTCTTCTGCCGTTCAATCTGCTCTTCAGCGGCTCGTGCTCTATCTTGGGTTTTCTCAACTTCGACTTGAGCTTGCAATAATCGTTGACGATTATTAAGCTCTCTCGCAAGAGTCAATTGAGCTTCACGATCAAGGCCCGAAGTACCAAGAGATTGTTGAATCTGAGCATTGATCTTAGCGAAATCAGCAAACTTCAAATCTTTATCATCAGCTTGGTTCAAAAGATCCTTAAGGCGATCAAAAGCTTTCTCTTGATTCTTTAAGGCTTGTTCTTGAGCCTCTGCTTCAGCTTTTCTTTGAGCGGCTTGCTGTTGAGCAAGTTTCAACAATTCTTGCTGATGTCCAATGCGTTCCTGATCGAAAGCATTAAGCTCAGCGAGTAGATTTCTTTGAAAGCCATCAGTCTCAACAAGTTTTTGACGAGCAGTACCTAGAGCATCGAGCTTAGCAATTTGAGCTTGAGCAGCTTCAATAGAGCCAACCAGTTGCTTATCCCTACTTGAACCAGGACGGGTATTTGACCGTTGTTCTTGGAGTCGTTCAATCCTGGTTTCAAGTTCAGCGATTTTTAACCGTTTCTCTTGAACTTCAGCGGCTTTCTGAATAGCGATGATATCCTCAGCAGATTTCTTCTTATCGAAAAAAGCATCTCTGCCTTTCTCAAGAATTTTATCCTGCTCTTTTTTGATTTCCTCATTGATTTTCTGCCGAATGTCTCGTTGCTTCTCAAGAATCTTATTAGCATCCTCATATTTCTGATTAGCTAGATCAAAATTCTTGAGTTGTCGAGCTTCACGAGCCTCGTTAATAAGTTGAACAGCACGTTCTTCGAGAGCCTCATCCTTGCCGGCATTACTTAGACCGTCGAGACTTTGATCAAAGATTTTGTCATCGAATGACTTATTGCGATCTGCAATCTTATCTCGTAATCTATCGATTTCACGTTGGGCATTTTGAGCAGAGCGTTCAGCCTTCCTGGCTTCATTCTCTGCTTCTCTTGCTGTTTCACGAAGATTGTCTCGAACGGCGTTGCCTTTGTCGTCAATCAAGTCAAAGACAGTATCTAACGTCTTAAGATTATTCTTAAGAGCCGCAGTGATGTTGTCACTTAATTGATTACCAAGCTTATTCTGTTCAGCAGCAAATCGTAAGAAGATTCTGAAAGATCCCTGTAGAGATTTTTCGATTTCTTCTGATTGTTTGATGAATACTTCTTCTCTAGCTCTTTTGATATCTTTGTGCATTTTATCAAATTCTTCACCAACCTCATCAATAGAACGCTGTAGACGAAGATTTGCTTCTTCCGCACTTTCAGTAAATAAGGTATAAGCAATTGCTGCTCCCGTTAAAGCAAGAGATAAAGCACCAAAAGGTGTGAACACACCAGCAAATGTCAAAGCTCTAGTAAGAGTACCAGTAGCGGCAGACACACCTAAAATACCAGCAGTTAATAAAGGTAAGATTTTAAGGAGTTGCTCGCCATTGGTAATAAAAGCATTAACTCCAACAGACAATCCACCAAAGTATTCGCTGGCATCGAGTAACGTTTGATTGAATGATTCGCCAACCTGTAAGAAAGCATTGCTGATTCTTTGTTGTTCGATCTGCAATCTTTTACCAGACGAGTTATTGATGATTTCAATAGCTTTGTTATATTCATTGGCACTGCTTGTTATTTCTTTGAGATTTCTTTCAGCTTGATCGATTGCATTACTCAAACCTTCGAAACCTCGAATGGCCCGAATGTTCTGGAAGATTTGACCGATTTCAGCGAAACGATCACCGCCTGATTGAGCAGCGGCTTCGAACTTACGCAAGACTTCAAAGAATCCAAACGTCTGAATCGCAGCTTCACCAGAACTGACACCCCATTCTTTGAGAAGTTCGTTCATCTGCTTTGAGGGCTTAATGAGAGCAATCAAGACATTGCTAAGCAACGTCTGCGATTCCTCAGCACTAATACCTTGAATCGTCAATGCAGAAAGTGAAGCTAAAAGTTCTTGATAGGAGATATTGAGATTACGACCAAGCACAGCGGTATGGCCGAACGTATTAGCCAAATCCTCAACTTTGAAACGACCTAGATCGACTGCCTTAAAAAGCTCGGCAGAGATCTTTGCCGATTGAGAAGCAGCAAGTCCGTACGAATTGATGATTGAATCTAGCAAATTACCCGCTTCAGCGGCAGAAGCCATCGTAACACTGGCAAGATTCAAGATGTTCGTCATATGTTCGAAGGCTTCTGCACCTTCAGCAACTTGGTTACTGATGGTTTCGTAAGTACCGGCAGCAACCTCAGCAGGCGTTTTACCAAAAGCATCCGATAATCTTAGAACACCATCGGTCCAATCCTTAGTCGTAAGAGAAGCACGTTGTGACAGCGTTTCAATCTCAGCAATAGCGATACTGAATTGTTTGGCTTCCTCACGAGCTTGTTGAAAAGCATTGACCGCGTTCGAGACTAAGCTATGAAGAAGTTGCACTTCAATAAGCCGAATCATACCTTGCCAAGAGATTGTGATTCTTTGGATCTCATTAGTCTCTCGACTATACTTACTTGCATTACTGCGACCCATCCTATCAACAGCTTCTCGATACTGATGGACAAGATTCACAGCTCGTTGTTGAGCAGGTGTAAGATTCTGGATCGTACCAGAAGCAACCGCCCGTACGGCAGTTTGATAATCTCTCGCAGTAATAGTGCCATCAGCTAAGGCACGATTAATTCCGGCAACTGCGTTACTTACAGCATTAAGCTCCGCTGGAGTTGCGTTGATTCGGTTCCCCGAAGCATTAGCTTGTCCAGCTAATTGACTACCGATTAAGTTACCAGAGAATGCTCGGAATTGTGCCTGCTCTGTCTTAGCGATCTCAGCCCGTAGCCGTGCTTGTGTTTCGATTTCTTTTCGAACAACTGCTTCTCGATCACGATGTCGACGCATACTGCGTTCGACTTCCTCAGCTTCTTCTCGAAAAGCATCAGCAGAAGCTTCACCAGCGGTAGAGGCCGCATTAAGCGTTGTCTTAAGCTTATCTAATTCTCCCTCAAGCTTAGAAATTAAAACTTCGAACTTTTGACCTTCAACAGTCAAACCTTTGATTTTGGTGACTGTCGCATCTAAGGCATGGTCAAAGCTGGTAGTCGCTTGAGTTACCGCCCCTAATGTTACACCTTGTTGCTTAAGAATATCATCAAGCCTACGAATTTCCTCAACCGCACCAGAGGCGTCATAGACTACCTTCATTCTTTGTTCTTGATTACTTGGATCAAAGACCATGACTTACTCCGATGAGATTGTGTTCTTGACTATGAATTCATATACCTTAGGAAGTTTCGTCGGGAGAATCTCTCGCGTGTACCTCTCAAAGGCCGCACGCCCATGACTGAAACTTTGCCACGGACCATGAACAATTCCTACATCGTTAAGTATGTAGTGATATACTTCACTCCTGAAATCAAAAGATACTTCTCCGCCATTCCTTTGGAAAGCATCTTCAGGCTGTGTGGAAAGAGAAGCTCCGCTCTCAGGAGTCTTTGGCATTTTAGTGCCATCAAAATGAGTGTACGTTTGCGGCTTTTTCCAATTAGGATGCTTCCGCGAATAAGGTCCAGGACCACGCGGTACGGCAACTCTAAGGAAACGACCGATGTTGAGAAAGGAGCCGACAGCCATACCAGTGTCTATCGGGACACGCGGTATGACTGCTCGTAAAAACTCCCTTGCCGCATTTCGCATTTGAACTTCAAGAGTTTCGATTGCCGTCTTTGAAAAAGCCTTATGGTCTAATCGAATAACCTCTGCTTCAAATCGAAATCCAGGCATTTTACATTCCCATCATTGGGACTTCTTCTTGACTACGAATCTGACTGTAGGCAATAAGCAATGCCTGAATCCAGTCATGATTATCTTCCCATCTAGGCTGCACACCCGGCGGCAGTATCCCAAATCGTTCGCAGGCACGCCATTCGGCGTAGTCCATTGTACGACCATTTGGTAGGATCAATTCCCTGGTACCGACGCCTGAGAAGCTAAAAAACGCTTACGTGCTTCCTCAACCTTAGCATCGCTAAGACCATTAGCTTCAATGATTCCATAATGAATACGTTGAATCTCAGTCGGAGTCAAATCAGCATTCTTGAGTTCTTCATGCACGTTTTTCCAAGTCTCAGGATCATCGATATTAACGGTTTCCCATTCAAGACCTGGAGTAGCTTCTAAGGATTTGATGAACAGATAATCGTTGTACTTGGAATTATACTCGTTCATCTTTTCCTTGTACTTAGGACTGCTATATTCAGGAGTAACAGTCCCATCTCCATGAGTCTTATGCGGTGGAATAGGCTCAGGGACTAGCTTACGAAAATCTTCCATGCTCAAGACTGCTTGAGCATGGAAGATAATATCTTCACCATTCGATCGCGGAATAGCGATGATTTCAACATTCGGACCTTTGATTGTTTTACCGTGAATTTTCATAGTACCTGTTCACCTTATGGAAAATGTTGATTAACCGAAGATTGCGAAAATCTGAAACGACTGAGTGCCAGTTCCAGTAACGTCAATATTTTTCGCACCCCCTGCAACGTCAGGCGTCAAATCAAGTCCATTGAATCCGATGTACTGACCTGCCTTCAAGGTGACTTTCCATCCATCACCCATCGCTTCATAGCCGCTTGTGGCACCCTCGGTGAATACCATATCACCGTTCCCCGTCTTATTCTTAAGAATAAGATGCTGGAGCTTCAAGCCAGTCATATCGACCGTAGCTCCAAGCGTTCCAGCAATTGCAGTTAGATCAAGAGTCTTAGCACCAGTGACCAAAGCAACTTCAACAGCCACACCTTTCGAAGGTACGACGGAGGAAGCTCCATTGATCGTGTCATCAAGACCCATGTAGTGCGTGATTAGGTCATCAGCATTAGAACCACCATCCGAGGCGAATGGAGCACCAGTGACGATTTCCTCACGAACAGTAATACCCATCCGTAGAGAGGAACTAGAAATTCCCATCATTATCTCCTAAGATTAGGCACCAGCAACGCGGGTAATCGTTGCCTCAGTAGCATTGCACTTACCACTGACCGAGACACTCTGGCCACGGGCATCGTGAGAAAGCTTCTCGTAACGGAAATCCGGCAGAAGAATGACTTCATCATCTTCGGCACCGCAATCCACAACATTGCGAAGCTCAATGTCCACTGCGTAGGGCGAGCAAGTATTGCTATCCGAGCTAACCCAAGCAGCAGCCTCACCACGCTGCTTCAAAGCATCTTCGACGGACGGTGCAACGCCAGTATCTGACAACAGGTATTCCCACTGGAAGTCAAAAGAGACATCCATCGGTTCCTCATCGCCATCCACGACTTCGTCGAGTTGGCCACGATTCTTCCGATAGATGCGGGTCTTAGTTTCGTCGTATCGCATTTGGCCTTCGCCAATCTTGATTTCGACAGAGTTAGCACCACCATCTTTGATGGTCATAGTTACATTCTTCAAGTCGATGATCGTCGACATCTTACACTCCTAAGTTCAACAGGTACTGGCCCTCTAGGGTCGTCCGCTGCACGTTGTCTTTCTGAGCAAAATTTGTAGTGATGACTTCTCCTTGTCTGATAGCACAGTTAAGTAAGTTATCACCATCACCATATTCTTTCACCGAAACATTCCTTGCAAACTTGGAAAGCATAACCCCAACCACTGCGTCCAGCTTGAAAATATTCTCGGGATCGACTCCAGCCACACAAAGGATATTAACCGAAATCAGGGCATGATATTGATCCCGGGAAACTTCTTCATAATCAACATCGAGTCTTATCTCGATATGATCTTGAAGTGATTGTTCCTCGGTAACATCATCGCCCTCGAAAAAAGTCTCGTAGTTTGAAGAAAAAGCATCGTAGAACGAAGCCTTAATCCATCTTGGCCAATTTTCGTTCATAGTTCTCCCTCAGCTACATCGGTGAAAACAATGGCCTGAGTGCTATAGCCCTCATGAAATTCTTTGATGGCCGACGAGTTCAAGGTCTTAATACCTTGAATCAAATAACCATCACCGAATTTCTCTATCTCATCAATCTTGTAAAGACGATGATCATAGATGATGTACTTATCTTTGTCCAAGCTATAATTTGTCGGGAAATCCTTTCGCTCTACAATAAAGAAACGCACTTCTTTGTCAAAGCTTCCCTCATTACGAGTGAAGTATTTCAACATTGATTTCGAATCAAGAACTATACAACGGCGAACACGCACCTTACTTCTAGTAATAGTGCGTGTGCCGTATTTCGGATCGAGTTCTTGCTTAGTCTCAGTGTAGAAGTCAACGATTCCCGAATAATCCCGCTTGAGCAAGTAGATAATTCGGGAAATCATTTTCATTCTTTCCCTGCTACTTTCTGTTCAAGATACTGAATTTTTACTTTCAATTCAGCAACAGTAGTCTGCAAGTCACGGACAGTGAATTGATCTTGAGCGTTAGTCGCTACAAGATTAGAAAGGATTGTCTTAGTTTCGATCGCAGTATTAGATTGCGTCTGAATCTGGACCGAAACCCATCCCATCCAAGCTATAATGGCCGCAACGACAATCCCCCATAGCCATTTTGGGATTTTCACATCGTCCATCGGCATCTGCTCCCTTTTCAAAAAGAGGGAGAGCCATAGGCTCTCCCTTCGGGAAGATTAACCGAACATCACGCAGCCGAGCAACGGCTCCAGAACCTTGACACCGAACAGGGTATCAAAGACCACTCGCGTACCCTGGCTCTTCGAATCGTATTGGATCACAACACGCATCGAGAGACCATTGCGGCTAGCAAGACCAGCCACAGCACCGGCACCAGCACGCGGCAACACAAGGGGGCGATTCACAATCGTGATCGCTTCCCGTTTGAACGCCAAATTATAGTTGCCGGCAGGACCGATGTTCACCTTCGCGGTATCCGCGATGGCGGCATCGAGCGGACGATCCAACTCAATGCTGGTCGTGGTCGGAGAACCGATGATGGTATAGACGGCCGAAGCAGTCGTATCACCAAAGGCAACCAACTGACCAACCTTCGGAGCAACGGTGAAACCATTAACCGTAATGGTCTTATACCAACCAGCAGCGTAACCAGCAACCAGGTTCACGGCACCAGGAGTGTAGATCGTGATTACGGCATCATTGACGACAGCCTTACGCAGACCAGGAGTGATGACCATCGCCGTCGGCGTAGCACCACCGGTCGTGCTGACAACACGCTGAGGCGAATCATTGCCGGCGATGTTGATGTAAGTACCGGCCGAAATAGCCGCACTCAGGCCATCCACCGCGATGCTGGTAGTACCAGCAGCGTAACCAGCAACATTGTTGATGGCACCCGTAACCGTGGTGTTACCGGACGGGATGTAGCTCATGTTTTGGCACATATAGTGGTCAAAACCAAGCACACGACCCATCGAGGCTTCACGCAGAGCCGCACCACCATCACCACGCTTGTCGGCGTGCAAGAACGCTTCGGTCTTGAGGGCAGCAGTTTCGGCGTAAGGCGTCCAGATGATCGAGCGACCAGCCATGTCAGCCTTGTTGACATTCATGACATTTCGCGTGTCAAGAATGTAATCAATGGCATTGCTGCCGGTCAACTGACCCAGGCGACCAGCCGTGTTCGACAGGAACTGTGGCCACTGACCCAGGATGATCTGGTCGACATAACGGGCCTGAGCCAGCATTGCCGGGGCCAGATAGGTCTCAACCAGACTCTTGAACGACTTCGATTCCTCGCCGTCCTTAATCACAAACGAAACGTGGATATGCTGATTCAGCTTGACCTCGATATCGGTCGCCGACACATCCTGATCCGTAACATCGTCAGAATTGCCCTTACGGCTAGCGGTCAATTCCGCCGGCTTCCGGGTATGGATAGTTTCACCGAACTTGGCAACCATCGGGCTAAAATCCCGATGAACAAGGTTGCTGACAACCATGTTCTCTTCCAGAATCCGGACGGACTCAGCCGCCCACAGTTCTGGAATAAAAGCATCAATCGAATTAGCCATCTGAGACTACTCCACCATTGAGAGAATTTGATCACGGAATTTTTCGTACAACTCTGGATTTTTCGCAATCTCTGCGATCTTCGATGGGTCCAGATTACCCAACGAGCCGCCAGCGTTACCGCTGCCCAACCCGCCCTTGGCGGTAGTGCGGAACAAATTGAAGTACCGCTCTTCTTTAGTCATCCGTTCCACTGCCTCTGATGGATCAAGGCTCAAAGTAACCTTTTTGCCTTCCTCATTGATGGTCTCCACCGAAACTCGCGGAACGAGCTTCTTAGGATCATCGGCAGAAGGCTGCAAACTTGTACGACCCTTCAACATAAGCACAACCTGCTCATTGTCAAAGGCTTGGTGCTTGGCCGCAGCGTCAACTAACGAACGCTCGATTGTAGAATCGGAGTAGAGATTTTGCCAGTAATCCCGCTCACTGGTCAATTTCTTCGAGGTCTCATCGAACTCGTTCTTGAGCTTGGTACGCTCTTCGGCTTCAAGAGCCGCACGAGTCATCGTCTCCCTCTTAAGGGTTTCGATCTGAGTTGCCAACTGCTTACGCTCGGCATCACTGAGATTCACGTTCTTTTGAAGGGTCTGCAAATCGCCGAGAAGCTTTTGCTTATCGGCTCGCATCTTTTCCTTTTCCTTCTTCAAGACGGCGTTCAGCTTCTTCTGGACCTCAGTCGGGATTTGAACATCCTTGAATTCTTCACCCAAATCATCCGATTGTTCTCCAGCAGGCGGATCTCCAGCAGGCGGATCACCTGCACCTTCACCGTCGCCGGCCCACACCAACAAGTCATACAGATCAAGAACCATAATTAACCAATCCTACTCAAAGTAATTGAACGATTGTCACGAAGATACGGCATCAGAAGATGCCATGCTTCAACACTAGGAATCCCGTTAGCGATATGGGCAGGAATTTGAGTAGTATCCTGCTCTGTATTAAGAGGACCAAATTTTGCGATTTTAGTCCGTAGAGTGTTATATTCTTCTTCTGGATTCTTACCGTCTAGCAGGGCTAGAGCAATTAAGCAACAAGCTCTCCTGATAGCCGTCGGAATTTCTTCCCCATCGTTTCTAGGGAATTCCAATACTTGGTCAGCATCTGTCTTAGAGCCGTGGAAGCTAAGATTATCAATCTTAGCGGTAGCCATTGTTAAGGCTTTGAGCTTTGTTTCATGAGTTGCTTCGTCCCAAGCCTCAGTCCAAAGACGAGTTGCAAAATAAGCATCTGCATCCACGACAGACGAATAAATATTCGTGATATCTTCCCAATCCGAGGGATCGGCAGGAAGATCTATTTCCTCATCCATTGATGCAACAGCCATAACTGTTACACCGGATAGGATCTTAAAAGCGACCGCTCCCGTTAATGGGACTCCAGTCCAAATGTAGTTACCGGCACCGATTTCAACAAAACCTGTAGTAACCAATGAACCTACATCGGCACCGGCTTCGTCGATAAATTGACCTGTAAGAGTAAGGCCAGTTTGACCTGAACCTAAGCCAATACTAATAGTAAGTTCAGTGCTCATTGATTAGACCTTAACAGCAGATTGAAATTCTTTCAACAGAACGCTAAGTTCGTAGATTGCCGTTACAGTGGCGGCATATACTTCTTGATTTGCCGCGATAACCTCATCAAAAGAGGGTATAGTAACTTCAGGAATCAGAACTTCCTTAGTTACAGGATGCTTGACTTCTGCTTGAATAACTGTTCGATGCGGCCCAATAACAGCGGGGATTACTTGCAATGGTTGTCGAGATTTGACTGGATCAGCTGCATCTGCCGCCGTCTTATACACTCCAAAAGCAATTTGAATTGTTTTGTTGATATAATCGATTTGAAACAAATTCACACGCGAGTAGAGATCTTGGACCTCTACGTTCCAATTAGGGACAGTAAGATTGTGTTTCCAGGCCATGAATTTTCCTTAAGCTGTTTGCCTGCAAAGACCAAGATTTTGCAAGACAGTGATTACGTCATCTACAGTAGCTCCGGCTCCTGTAGCTAGGACTTGTTGAGCAATTGCGTTGGTTCCGTAGAAGCCAATAGCAGGTGCACTTCCAGTAGCTTCAATGCGGAATCCTTCTCTTTCGAGAGTATCCCAAACATTGAACTTGACTCTTGATTTTCTAGTCGCGTCTGTTTGATCGACCCAATCCGTTTTGATCGAACCCTGTTCTCTTTCAGTTACAGGCGATACCGTCGTTCCGCTGAAGTGAATAGGTTCTGTGCTCGCGATCATGCCAGCGCAAGGCTCCCTGTAACGACCGTCCCATCCGCCGTCTTTGCTTTGACCATGAACTTCGGAGTCGCGTTGTCTGCATCCAGCCACCACGCCGCTTCCCCCGCTGCTAGTTCGGCGTCAGCCGGCGCGGCGTTCTTGCGCGTGGTCCAGTAGCCGTTTTCACTCATCGTGCCGTAGATGGTCGTGCCATCGCTGGCTTGACCCTGCCAAACGTCAGCGGTTGCCGACGCGGCGGCGCGGATAACGCTTCCGATTGTCGAGGCGCTATTGGCGAGAACAGTCAACTGGACACCGGGATCAGCGGTGATGTAATTAGTTGTCCCGATGATCGTGTTGCCGGTGCTGCCGAAAATCTTCTGGTAGTACGGGGAGCCAGAGCCGATGCTAGAGACAGCTGAAACGGCTTCGATTGCGAAGAACCCCGACGAATTAAAGGCAAAGAAACTACCTACCGTCCCTGCGCCGAGTCCAGCGAACTTTCCGCCATCGGCTTGCAAGTAATAGCGGGGCGTCTGAATGTCGAGCCAGTCCATCGTGTGCCCGACAACATTCAGATTCGACAAGCGAAACTCGCCGCCATTGTCGCCACTGGCTGTAAATGAACCGTACGTCGTGCCGGTAGAGGTCCTCCAAGTTGTTTCGCCATTGCCAATCGTCAGATAGTCAAACAGCCCCTGCGCCGTACTCCCTGAACTCCCCGCCACGGTGCTCTGCAAGATCACGCTCGCCGGGGTGGCGTTGCCGGTGGACTGGCCAGGGGCGATGGTGCAGTTGGATGCCTGCGCGTTGGCTCCGCTGGCGTGCTTGCCGTAGATGGCTCGCAGCATCAGGTCTGCCGCACTACCCGCTCCATCTCGCAGAAGGAGCGTGGAATTGGCGTAACGAGAGAATCCAACAGATGACTCATCAAGCGAAAAATTGCCTGACTGGTGCCAGAGAGCAGCCAAGTCCAACCACATATACGAATGCGTGTACGAACTGCTGCCCGGTACATTTCCAACAACAAACGTGTTGAAATCGCCAACCTGAAAACCACTCGCCACGACAGCACGCCGATTGCCGGCAGCGTCAAACACGCGAAACGCGTCAGAACTGGTTGGTACGATTGCGGCAATGTCCCCTTGCTTGCTAGTGAGTTCGGCTCGGTCGCCGCTATGTGATATCTGCACTTCATCCGTGCCGGCCACGCCGCCTGGCTGACGGACTGCAACTACCCCACTCCCTGAACCTGGAACCAGCGTCAGCTTGTTGGTGCTGTGGATTTCCGAGTCGTAGATACTAACTGAATTTCCGACAGACATCACAACCGGATTGTTGCGACCATCGAACCAGACTTTACTGTTCGCATAACCAATTGCGATTGATGTGTCATTCTCTGCCAGAATGTAGGTTTCACTGCCAAGCTGAGATTTCAGCCTTACCCTGGCACCAGACGATCCTGAACCATCTAGTCTGGCGTAATTGTCAGTGCCTCCAGACGTAGCGATACCACTCGGCCCGACAGCGAAGTTCGTCACGCCGCCCGATGTCCTTTGCTCGATGCCGTTGGCGGTTTGTGAGGCCGCTAATCCGACATTGATAGGCACGCCGCTGGCGTAGCCGCCGAAGTATGCTTGGCCGATTGGGTTTGCAGGATTTCCAAAACGTCGGTTCGACGGATCAGTCGGATAGAAGTCCAGACCTTCAAACTTCCAAATAATGGCGCCGGCAATGGTGTTGATATTGACGCTGCCATTGCCCAGGCTAACGCCGGTTGTGCCATCGTAATTCGACAATCCTAGACCTGTCGCTTGCAGCCCGCGAATCTGATTCTCGGCGATGATGTGGCCATCACCAGCGGGATTGCTCTTAAGCACCATATCACCGCCCACGGCTTGAGAACCATAGATGGTTCCAGCGTTGGCCGGAGCGATACCGCCATCAACATCTTCCCAGACTTGGACAACCTCGGCAAGAACAAAGCCTGTTCCGTCCCATTGGATAAATTGATTAGCTGTTAACGGCCCGCTGAAATCGGCCATATCCTGAATTCGGTCGATGATTCTGTAAGCCGTTCCCATGACTTAAGTGCTCAACTTTCTTACTCGTAACTCAGAGTGCCAAGTGATTGTTTCATTGACACAACCAGTTGCCAAAAGTCTAACAGCGGACCCGCTAATGTTAGTAGCGATAGCCATTGTTGGAATTGCTGCTAGATCTTGAAATTAGAATCGGCGTGCCATTGCACAAGTTGGGTCGGCATGGCGGCTAAGGTTGTTTTAGCAGTCGTAATACCAGATTTTGATTGCAAGAGTCGCGTACGCTCGGCCGCGATTCGCTTGGAAATTTCGTCCAATCCCGCCTTGATTTGAGATGTAGTTGAGGCCATCTTTATTCCTTTTCTTTCTTAAGATCCAACTTTCCAGACCCTAGCTGTGACATGCCACGTAATATCAGTAGTGCCATCGCCTGTGACTCGCACTAGAACGTCATTACCAGAAACAGACATGCTAGCAACCCAGGTCATTGTACTATTGAACTCTTCGATAGACGGTAACAAGCTACCTAAAAAAGTAGCTCCGCCGCCTTCTCGCCTAAAAGCTTGCAATAATCTACAAGCGTAAAAATCACCAGCAGCACCGTCACCAGCAGTTCTACGTCCTATGACCATTGCCTCGATCAAATAACCTTTTAGGTCTGTCAAAGCAATGGTTAGAGCAGTGGTTGTTGTAGCGTCCGCAGTAGTAATCCGACCTTGAAAAACTTCTTGCGTAGGATCGTCGCCACTGGCAATCGATGATAGTGTCATAACTGCGTCGCCTAAGGTAGATTGTGTACCTACCAATGGACCAGAGCCGCCACCACCACCACCACCACCAGCAAGATCAAGAATCTGCTGGATAGTGGCTTTCTTACTAACTGGAGAGCTACCAGGATCAGCAACAACGTAGATAACATCAGTGGCTGCAAGTGACGCCTCAGTTTCTAGCTGACTGACTTTTTTATCAGGCATCTTTCACCGCCTTCCCTTTTCCTCTTTGCTTTTCACCACGTTGTCGAGCTTCGCGTTTCTCACGCCTACCCGAAGTAGGATCAGCACCAGTCTTAGAACCGCGAGCCTGATCCATCGCACCAGATGCCTTAGCCTGGGCTTCGGCAGTAGCAGCAGCACGACGAGCGAACCATTCTTCCGCACACTTCGATTCACCCTCAGGGTAGCCTCTGAGCTTGCAATAAGTCTCAGGACTCAACCCACCGAGTTCCAGGTCTCGTTGAGCGAATTCGACGTTATCCAACACATCGTCAGCCGCATCAATCTCTCCCTTGATTTTCTCAAGAAGTTCACGAGAGACCTTATTGCCGATACTAAGATCGACAATCTTTTTAGCAATCTCTTTCTTAAAAGTCTTGGAAGGAATAGCAGAAAGAAGCTTTCGAGAAGCTTCGATTTCTTCACGAATTTCTTCTTCACTGCGTACTTCGTATCGTTCAGGGTATTGAACAGTTGCCGGAGTCTTGGACGATTCATACATCGACCAAATTTCAGCAATTTGCTGTTCGCCACGCTGTAAAATCATTCCGATACAAGCTAACCCGCTCTCAAGACCTCGCTGGTCTTGTTTCTTAGACTCAGCACTTGCCGAGATATTAGAGAGAGCCAGATTAACTAGTTCCAGAATCTCTTTCTTAAGCTGATCCTGCTTCTTCATCGACGCTTCTAATGGAGCGGTCGGTGGAGCAATGAAATCAGGTCTATCAGTGCCCTTCGGATACTTTCGACCAACAGTTGGAGAGACCTTGATCTCGGAATCTTTTGCTATAGCAGGATTCTCAGGACTATCGGGATCGATGGTCTTGATGTTCTGCCCTTCCGAGGAAGGATCGAACTGTTCCGTATAGAATGGGTAATTGGCCAATAAATTGTAACTAACATCACTGCTCGACATATTCATCAGAGCGATTTGGTAGTTAGAAATATCGGCCAAGAGACTCTGAGGTAGCTCAAAAAGAACGAATGGAATTCGTTCAATGTTCAGAGCGATTTCAGGAGTCGATTCATTACCATCATCATCAAAGAACTGAACGTAGACCCGATTATTACGCACCTTCAATAACCGATAACGCTGCTCGTACCCATCAGGGAGACCAGTAGAATCGTCATAGGTGTAGTAATTGTCTCGCAGAAGGAGCGAAGTGAACTCATTAGGAGCATCACTATCGTCATAGGTCCAGTTCAAGATATCTTCGGCCTTATAGGCATAGATATAGGGCAATTTGTTCTGAGCCTCAGTGAGAAGCTGCCCATCAATCGGCATCCTATCTACAAAAATCCCTACCTTACGCATCGGAAGTAGCTCCGGCAGAACTTTTTCTGCCAAAAAGCTGTTCATCGAACTTCCAATCCTATCGACTCCGCCCTTCTTACCAAGAATCGCTTGTTGGTAAGAGAACGGCCCACCTACCCTAGTAATGTCACACATCCGTTGAATGATGCCATTTTTAACATCATCAACAGCTTTCTTAGCATAGGCAGGGTTAGGAGTCATTCCCTTACGGGCGACAAATTGCGTATCTGACTCGCGTTGAGTGTACTTCTCGCAGTATTGCTCAATGAAAGCATCACCAGCTTCATAAGTGGTTCGCCACTTCTGGTAATTGAGACTTTCATATAGATAATCGGGATGGTACTTGTCCTTACTGACTAATTTTGCCATCATTATTCCTATAAGAAGTTCTCAATGTCCTTGTTAGCGGCCTGACTGAACGCTAGAGGATATGCAATCTCAGCATAGTTCCTAGCGTGAGCAAAGTGATCTGGAGTGCTGCCCTCAATGTAACGACCGACGGGGTTTCCGTCGGGATCTTTCTCGTAGATTCGGGCAGGGGCTTTGATGTTGATCTTGTACTCAGGAGACACGTCAAGAGGCAGCTTGATGCTACGATTACGGAATCTGCCAAGCGAGAGATCGAGCCATGATGTACGATCTACGCTAACAGTAGGCTCTGGAGCATCGTCACCGGAAAGGTGGATCTCTTTACCGTTAACTGAACGGGTGTAAAAGCACATCCTAGCTCGCCCATGCCATCTTTTACAAAAATTATGGGCTTCACGACGAGCAGGCTGAGCATCTACAACACAATATCGTACATTGAATTTCTTCATCAATTGATCGAGTTCTTCAAACATCCGGCAACGCCCTTCCCAAAGGACTCGGACACTGGAAAGGATGTTCAAATCATTGGTTCCCACGTTCGGCGGTATCCATAAGTCAACTTCACAGTGCAAAATATGGTGACCTACGTCGACACCAAGGGTAACAATGCCGCCACTATCCCAAGCTTCATGCTTTTTGTAGTTCTTAGAACGACATCCCTCAATATCTTCGTCAGTGATCTTGGCACCATCAACAAGATGGCACTTTCCGAGTGTAGAATTGTAAAATTCCTGCTCTTCTGTCGGATCAAAGCGAGATTTGAGGTAATCTTTTGCGATTTCTACCGGAGTACGAGCGGCAGCCATTGAATATAACTGCGAAACGTGGAATCCACGAGCGTCGCGGCCAGGGAAAGCAGGCACCCACTCCGTATTGTCCAATGAAAGCCAATCAACCTTGGTTTCATGTGGCAATTTGTTCTTGCAAAGTTGGCAAATCAGGTGAGAATTATTGATATTTGGGTCATTGATCTCTTCCGCCGTGACAACCAAGCATTCAGGGAAGTCGAGCTTAGTGCTGCGACTACAGCAAGGACACTTGAAGAAGAATTCTTCTTGTGTAGTTTCCTGAAAATAGGCGTTAATCCCCTCATTTTCGATACGAGGAGTAGAGATCATCAACACCCAAAAGTCATCTTGCCCCGATTTTCGGTGCATCACCAGGGGCAAGTTTTCTTGCATCATTTCTTCAAGCTCATCCAATACGATGACATTGACCGGAATGGATTTCAGCTTGCTCTTAGATCTTGAGCCGCGAACGAAAAGGCTCGCCGCCCCTGCTCTTTTGAGGCCAACATTTTTAACATCGGAGAAAATCTTCGATAAGTGCGGAGAAAGTTCCAAGGCCGGGTCGAATCGGCTTGCTGAGAAGTCCGAGGCATCAGATTCAGAAGGGAGAACATAGAGCACACTCCTTGATTGTACATCGATATTGTAGTACGTGAAGTTCAAAGCCCATTCAGTGAAACCCATCTGAGCAGCTTTTTGACCTACAATGAGCTGCGAGCCTACGGCATCATGCATCTCTTTGAGCCAAGTATGCTTTCTGAACGACCAAGGGCCTTTCGTCATGTAACGATAGGTCTCGGCCCACTTAGAGGGTTTCTGAACGCTTTGTCTTTTAAGGCCAATCTTGAGGCGATCAGCCATCAACTGCGCTAACTGATGGGCCATCGAGAACTCCACTTACAATAGCGTTGGGGATTTCGTCACTAAGGATGTCAATGACATCAGGATCAGTGACGCGATTAGTAATGACATTGAGGATAAGAGCAGTAATTTGAAGAATAGCGTTCTTATCCATGAGGAAGCCACTCTGGACTTCGATCTTATGACAAGCTGTCACAAGACCTTGGATCTTACAGATTAGATCAGAGATCTTAGCGGAATTAGCGATAAGATCGTAATCGTCTGCAATTCCGTTCAGTTGGCGTTCCAGCATCACTCTAAGGATACAAATTTCTTCGCGTAAGGACTTAAGCTCAGAAGAGTCGAGCTTCTTATCGACATCTCCCTGAATCCGAGCTAGATTGTAATTACGGTGTGCCCGACGTTCCGAAGCTGCGACAGTATTAGTACCGTGCTGCGGACAGAATCTTTGACCGGGGATCTTGACGTAGACACACTGCCCTTTGTTGTGCACCATTTCACAACGATTCGGATCGTTTTCATCCTTGATCCTGGTGATTTTCGTATCAACTGCTGGCATTAGTAGCTGCCCTTTGCTTAAGGATTTTGTTGATCTCAAAGGCAGCACCTGGATCAGCAGCAAGAAGTTCCTCATTCTGCTGATGAAGAGCGGCCATATTTTTGACTGCCGCATAACTTGCAGCGATGATCTCAGGATACTTCTCCATGAGACCTACCATTTCAACAACTCTAGGATCGTTGATGCCACCCTTCTTAGCAAAGAGTTGAGCACGACGATCCTGTAATTCTTTTCGATTGTTTTCGAACATCGACTGCTGCTGAGCCAACGTATTTTTAATCTGTTGCTCAAGAGCAGCGTCCAGATCGGCAGATCCTTCCATTACAGTACCTCAATAGCATCAGCATCGGGTTCTTGGACCGGGGCTTCTTGGACCGGATTAGGTCTGGTTAGGTAATCCCAAGCTTTTGCTCCTACAGCACCGAGTACCGGGCCACCAGCAATAGCGGCACCAAGGATGGTAGATTTTAGTATCCCTGAGGTCTTCTTCGGTGCTTCGAGCGGCAAGCCTGAAATGGTGATGTTGGTCGTATTTTGTCGACCGGTGTACGGCTTAATGGCAGACTTAACTACGTCTAACACAGAGTTATCCTTCCCGAAAATATGGTCCATGCTCTGAGCAGTATGTAGGGCGTTGATATAAGCGTCATTCGCCGCCTTATAGTTGACGATTTCATCTTTTTCGATCTGTGTATCGAGATAGTCAGCGGCTACTGTTTGCGTGTTCATAAAAAGATACCAGGGGCCGAAGCCCCTGGTTCCAAAAAGATTAGGCTACCTTACGCTCATGGGCGGGATAACCACCACCAGCCGTAGTAGCCGCAATCGCGTCACGGGGAGCCGAAGCATGGCTCAGACCCTGAGCAGCAAACGACTCAGCCAGGTCCATCTTGACCAGCTTCTCAGTGAAAGCCAGGTCCATCAAGTGACAGCTCACCTGATGATTTGCGATCGCCTGCGTGCTCAACTGAAGAGCGGTGTTGACCAGCAACTTCTCGAAAATGTCCATCTTTGTCTCCGACCCTTGGGGGTCATTACAGGGCTGACAGAGCGGATCTGACATCGGATTCTCCTATAAAAGAGCTACCTAATGGACCCTCTGCCGTGGGAAAATAGTACAACCGCGGTAACGCATCGCCTGATACCTCGTCATTAGTTAGCTTGACGATTCTAATGGGATACCTAGATTTCAATTGGACAACCATCTCGTAGAGTTCTTTTGGTGTTTCACCAGAAGTCAAGTAGATATAGAGCGGTCTCGCATCAACGATTTTAGCTGACTGCTCCTTAATCTCTGCATTGAGCTTTTGGATAATGGATTCTTGCTCTGCGATGGTGAGTCTTAATTTTTGTAGCTCTTGACCGGACTTAAGAGTCTCTATCTCTTGATCCCGGCTCCTTAGGGCGGCATCCCTCTGAGCTAGGAGGGCGTCGCGTTCTTTTAGAGCAGCTTGCCACTTAAGAAGAGTTTCTTCGCATTGTTTCAATCGATCTTGGGGTTGTTCCTGAGATTGGGCCTGAGGAACGACCGCTCCTGGGGGACAATTCCTGGTTCCCCATCCTGATCCTGTCCAGTAGAGTTCACAGCCGAAGTTCGCGGTGATTTTCTCAGGGTCCTCATCCTGAGGTAGTATTCTGCCGCTACGGTACCAACTAATCCAAGCATCTTGGAACTCCTTCAAATCGGAGTAGTGGTAGTGATCTTTGAGAGTCTTAGACCAATCCTTTGTCCGATAACCCTGGATCATGAAATCCGAAAATTTCTGTCTCGAAGATTGGGAATCTTGAACGTGACAGAGAAGGAAGCGAACATTGGATTCAGATTGACCGTAAAAGACATCGACATCTCTTTTGGGATAATCTCGATAGGACCAGAGTTCTGAGGTAGGGAAAGCCCTTCCCGTTCGAAGAGCCTTATCTAAGGCATTCTCGAAATAAGTGGAAGTCTTTTCTACTACTGAAGCACTTCCTTCATCGATCCAACGAAAACCAGGCTGATCACCACAAATTGAAGCATTGATTAGATGTTGTACTTCATGGGGAAGAACATCATTAATCACCCGTTCTTTTGTTGCAGCGACGATGGTCATTCGAACATCGTGGATTCGATTGACTCCGGTCCTAGGATTGGGAGAGACCGAGTAATTCATCTTGCCGCCACCTTCAGTGGCCTTAGGATCGAGTGTTACTTTTAGTGACACCTTACATTGAAAAGGAGCCACACTCCAATCCGCTGATTGTTCGATCCGGCATTTTTCAGCTTCCTGGAGATAGTTCTTTGCCTCAGGATTCTGAGCATAAAAGATCTGCCCGATCATTAAGATTATTACTGGAATCATTATTTCGATCTTTCAAAATCAAGAGATCTTTCAAAGAATCTTCCCCTTACATCATATATTAGAGAGATTTGGTCATTTTATACTCATTAAGGTCGAAAAGCGTGATTTCGGGACTCTATTTGACCCGCCCACTCTTAAGTCCCTCGTCCTTGATTTTGACCTTCGACCCTAGCCTATAAAATCAAAAAAAAAATCTTACCGGAGTCCCTCGTCCTTGATTTTGACCTTCGACCCTGGCCTATAAAAATTCACGAAATCAAAGTGGCAGGTGCGGGTGGCCTGGCAATAGTGGACGGGCGTTCACTGGTGAACATTTGACCCCTACCGGTATGTACACTGTACGCATGGTTACTGTACGCATGGTTACTGTACGCATGGTTACTGTACGCATGGTTACTGTACGTGCGTGAAGTGTACACTTATCTTACCATGGTCGCTGAATCTTTTTTAAGAATTCTGTATCAAGCCTGTTGACATGGGTTGCCGATAGTGTATGATGAGGACGTGGCAAGTGGATGTAACGCAACCCTTGGAGAAAACTTTTCGGAATTTCATGTCAAGCCTATTGACATGGGTTGCCGATAGTGTATGATACAAGGGTTGCGAGCGAAAGCTTGCGACGGGCCAGCAATGGCTGCAGTGAAACCAGTATCCCTGCCTATAGCTGACTACGCTGGACTATAGGTGAGTGGGGGCGAACGGAGTAACTGCCTACATAGTGGTGCGTCTTGAAACGTACCTAGCCTGCTGTATGTCAGTAGTGGGCACTTGTATACTATGCTGTAATGTCGGCCTACGGCCGTGAACCAGCAGTACAAGCGAACGCTACGTCCGAAGGGTAGTGCCTTAGGACCGCAGGGGAGCAGAAGCTCTAATGATCTCTGATCATTCTATGCCGCCTAGACAAGCAGGCCAATGAACTGTCTCCGCCTGAGCAAGCAGGAACTGCTCGCTACGGTATCGGCAAAGGGTCCGCCGCAGAAATGCGAGGAACCTTATGTCAATACTAACCAAGCTGTCTAATTACTTCTTTCCAAGAAAGATCCCGGTTCTGAATAGCAGAGCCGTGTACACGGACTTTCTGGAAAGTTCGGAGTTCTGCCCTACTTGTAAGGTGACAACTCCGAATATCCCGTCGAACGGCCGCATTCGTTGCTGCTACTGCCTTCAAGTCAAAGGCGTTCGCTAATCCCTAATCAAGGCGGCGGACTCTCTGCCGATACCGTAGCTACCTGACAGCTACTCTTGACGGGCCTTGGTCCCTTATCGAAAGACGAGGAACCTATGACCAAGAAAGCTATCAAGTCCGTCGTATCTTTTGTCACGGCGGCCTACGTGTTCGTCAAGGAGTATTTGGTTGGCAAGGAGTACGATGCTCCTCTCTGCGACATTTTCTGGCCTGAGGAACGGAATTCCCGCCATCAACTGGACTACGGCAACGAGGCCACTGGTATGCAACTGGTCCGCTCTTTGCGGACTGGTTGGAACAAGCTTCTGAGCCCGACAATCCAGGTGGCGATTCCGCCGAAGGAGAAGATCGCTGAGTATAACAAGCGTCGCCATGCTCAATGGGAAGCTTTGAAAAAGACCGCTCATGCGAGCACTGGCAACCGGATTGATACGTATCGGCTCGAAGCGTTCGAGTTCTACAACGTCAATCCCGAGACCGGCGAACTGTACCCGGTTCGGCTTGTAGGCAATATGTCTTTCCGACGTGCGAGAAAGTTTCTCGATGCCTATATCTCGGCGAAGTATCCGCACGAGTTCCATGCCAAGAAGGTCGGCGATAAGACCGAAGCGGTCGATCTGGGCCTTGAACCCATCGATCCGCCGACGTTCCATATCAATGTCGTTGTTGCAGACTACCTGCCCGACGGCGACGATAAGCTGATCGACTTCCAAGCGACCGAGAACACTAACCCTGGTCGCCAGGAACTAGGCGAGGCATCCCTGTTGTCCATCGCCCGACGCATGAAGCTTGCTGGAAAAACCCAGCAGGACTTCCGCGTGCGGATGAAGGACGGCATGGGCCAGAAAATGTGGGAAATCATGTCCTTGGATCAAGATCCAAGGTATCGTGGTCTCAAGTTCTGGCAGCGTTGCGTCAACGGCGTTGACGCTAAGGCCAAGCTTCGTGAGGACAATCAAGGTAAGAAGCAGGGCGAAAAGAAGGAGTTCGAGGTCTTTCGTGGCGGTCCGATTGACAGCAGCAAGCTGAATACCGGCACCCTGCGGACTTTCCGGGCCTATCACAAAGGACCGGAGCGTTTCCGGCCCTACGGGAAGGATGGGCTTGATCTCCAGAACGTCGTTCTGGAAGCTTCACACCTTGAGGACTACTTCATTGCCGCCATGAGCGGAAAGTCCGGCAATGCCCATACGATGATGGATCGTGGTACGGTCAAGAACCTGGTCGATGCTGGTTCAAACAGCAAGATCGTGCTCAAAACCCTGCGTTCGGTCTACGACGGCGATGGTACGGCCATCGGAATTCTCGGCGAAAGCCCGGAGTTCGTGGTGCTTCTGGATCTGCTGCATGATCTCTACATGCACAAACCGCCGAAGGATACCTGGACAAAGCTCTACAAGCACGTCGCAGGTATCTACGAGAAGCACGTTGGTATCTCCCCTGATACTGATGCGACCGTGAATGAGGAAACGCACTCCGAGGCCGTCGACGAAGAGGCGACCGAAGAGTTGCAAGAGAAACTGGTGGCGGCTTCTGGCCGCAAGCGTAAGAAATAGAGATCAGGCGTTCTGATCTCTGATCATTCCACGGGACCAGGGCTTGTCGAGAGTAGCTGTCGGGAAGGGAGCCACCAAGATAGGAGAATCCGATGTCCAAGAAAAAGGCGTTACCGCCAAAGGTACGGGAAGCGATGGAACGGTATATCGATGCCTATATCGCTTTCAAGGAATCTACGACTCTGATGTCTGGATCAATGCTCGATATCGCTCACGAATATCCGATTGAGGATTTCGAAGGCGAAGTGATCGAGTATCGAGACAAGAAATGGAAGATCCAGGATCTTTTCAAAGGGCCCTCACGGTGGCAATCCGTGTTCGTTGAACAATACGGAATCAGGGAAGTGAAATGATACTGATAACAATCCTTACTTTCATATTCTTAGGGCTTTTCTACCCTAGAGTATTGGGGGTTATCTGTATCTTAATAGCGATCTGGGTTATTGCCGCCCAATGGGATCAAGAATGAGTCTTGGTTCCCGCGTCGTCCGGGGAGTGCCAATGGCACTCCCCGGATTTTTTTTTGCCCGATCTCGAATCCTATTAGGATTCGAGATCGGGCATTTTTTTTGCTCGGGCATTTTTTTGCTCGGGCATTTTTGATTAAGTCCAGCGTCATTGAGCCGATATTTGATATTTTTGATTAAGTCCAGCGTCATTGAGCCGATATTTGATATTTTTGATTAAGTCCAGCGTCATTGAGCCGATATTTGACGTTCGATATTTTTGATATTTTTGATTAAGTCCAGCGTCATTGAG